CCAGGAACTTAATGGGGTGAGCCAGCGCCAGCTCCTGCATGTTCTGTGTGCCGATGGGGATGCGGTTAACCTGGGTGATCAGCATGTCCATTGGCGTGTTGGCAAAGTACTCACGCTCCGCCTGGTCCAGGTAGACAAAGTTGGTCCACGCCTCATACTGGAATGAGGAGTAAGCCGTGGCTGCTGTGGTTGTTCCGTTGAACACAGACAGTGTAGAAGAAGACAGGCTGGTGCTCCATGTGATGCGAAGCTCAACGTCGTGATACTGGAGCGCCACCAGAGGCAGCGACACGTTCCAGTCCTTGCAGAAGAAAAACTTCAGAGGCAGGAAACCATTTGTAACATTCGTTGGACCGCTGCTGTTGTTGTTCAGGAAACGAGAGGAGAAGTTCTGGGCACCAGTCACTGGCTCAATCTTTGTCATCCATGTAATGTCCTGTGTGTCTACAATCTGACCGCCAATCAGAAGCTCCACCTTGTCGATGACCTTGGTCCAGTCGATGTTTGGAATCAAGGAACCAGTGGTATCCTTGGCAGTGAGGTACACGTAGTTGATCAGATCGCCCTTCTTCTCAAAACGAATCGTGGAGATGTTACCAGCGGATGGATTACCCTGAATCAGCTGGCGTTCGGGGGACATGGCATAGTGCGTGTAACGCTTGTAGCTGGAGCGGTAGAAAGAAACCTCCGGCTTACCTGTTAACCAAGTGTCCTGAGCACCAGTTGCGACGAGCTGAACGATACCACCAGACATTTAACATGAGTTGAGAAAATTAATCTCGGATAGTGATACCGCAATATTCGACGGAACTTTCAAGTGGTTTGTATATCCCCAGTGTCTTGCACAACTCCTTGAGATCTTTGAAAGATGCCCAGAATGCTTCCGAGTGATCGTACTCATCCACCGTGACATGCGCGAGTTCATGGATGAGCACATTCATTGTCGAATCAATAGATTCGAGTCCGCCGTCCAGACATATGTAAATTTCATACCCCTTGTTTACGTTGTAGCCTATAGTTCCACGATTCATACGAGACCCGTGAATTCCAGTGAGAATGCACCGTTTTCTGAGACGGCTGAATCTTTCATCGACATGTTCAGTTTCTCTGAGATGATACAACAGTATATCATATCGTCGAGTCATTTCAGACATAAGGGGATTTTGTTGACGGGTGTTTGAAACTGCAATAATAAATGCAGTCAACAGAATCCCCGTCTGGATAATCCCGTTCATCTACTACTAGAGGCGTAAAAAAACAAATTGAACATAAATGTCGCTCACCAACCCTGTTTGCTCTGGTGAAATCGGTGACCACAAAACACATCGAAACTCTGGCTCGAGCGCTTGCCGAAAAGCGTTCCCTTCGAGTAAAGGTTCGTATTTCGGTCCGTCTGCGTAAAATGGTCCGTCGGTGAGTTTCATGAGCACTTGATTTCCGTGAACCTCAAAGATGTTTCCGAGAGGATCCGGGCTCTTGGTTTGTTGGATGAGGCTCTTTTCTGGTGCAATGCCGAGCAGGTACCCTCCCTGTTTCACAGCCACTTTGATGGCTTTGACGCTCTGATCGAAATGTTCACCGATGATGTACTGAATTGAAAAGTTGTAACAGACTGCGTCAAACGGTCCTGCAAATGCCGCTTGACGGATGTCTCCTTTTCCGAGAAACCACACACCAATTCCTATATCCAAGGCTCGGTTTTCCGCTTCTTTGAGCGACTCTTCATCTGGGTCAATAGCAGCGACACGAGCCTGCACTGCCTTCCATTTGTGAAGGTCACCGCCTCGACCACATCCACAATCGAGCACGTACGACTTTGGTTTGACCCACGCTGTGATGAGTTGACGCTTCACATTGTTGTGGTATTTACGAAGAGCATCCATAGTTACTTAAAACTTTAGTGTGCAGTAGTTTTATATGGGTTCTCTCGAGCAGGATTACTTGACCGTCCCAGGACAGCTTTTTGCACTGATTTCCATCGTCGGTCCTGACCTGCCACAGAAGAATGAGCAGGTGGGTATGAAGATTCGCGGGTGCTTTGCCACAAAGGATGAGGCGGAGAGCCACGCAAAGCGTCTGCAAAAGGAGGATGCCCTCGTGGACATTTACGTCGTGGACATGTACAAGTGGCTGCTGATCCCCCCAGATCGTCTGCAGATTGACAACGTTCATTACCAGAATGAGAAGCTTGAGGAGATTATGTCCAAGTATCGTGACAATCAGCGTCAGGCTGCCGCCATGTTCGAGAAACGTAAGCGTGACATGATGGCAAAGCCGATCGAGGGTTCATCGACGCCATTCATTGAGCCAGGCGATGAAAACTCAAAGTATTACTCCAAGCCCGACGTTCCACCAATTCCTCACCCCGCCGAGCTCATCGATGACCTGAAGAAGGAGTTTCCAGACAAGGACATGCCCGAGCTGGTGAAGCTCGCCGACGAGCGCATCGCAGAGGAGATTGAGCGTCGTCGCATTCAGCAGGAGGAGGAGCGCGCCAAAGCGCCTCCAGTGACGATTGACTCTGGTCCTGCACCCGAGCCAGTTGGTGCAGGTTCAGCAGCACCTGGTCTGCTTGGTTAAAATGTGTCTATAGAATAGAATGAAAGGAGTTCACTGGTCGGTATGGGTGGCACTTGCTGTACTGATAGTAATCATTGTCATTCTGAGTGTACGCAAGGAGGGGTACGCTCCTCCTCGTGACGAAAACACACAATCCCCGTATACAGAAAATATCGGAAACACTGCTGAAACATCAAATAACAGTCCTTACATAGACTCGATGAGTAATGTCGTCCGTGTTGACAATCAGTCACAGATATATAAAGACATGGGTGGTCTCGATTTCCAGATTCAAGCGGGCAATCCTATTTTGAACTTTATTCAGGGTGATCCTTCATCAAACGTTATATACGGTGATTTTGTACCGAACGAGTCTGATGGAGGGTCAGCGCGAATGTATGCATACGAAGATCGTGAAATGATCGTACCTGAAACAAGTAATCTCATGTCCACAGTTGAAACAAATAATCTCATGCCCGTACCTGAAAATCAAGTTTTAACGAATATTCAAGGAGTTGACGTAAATGGGAATACTTTTGGAGGTTCCGCGCTAGCACCTGACTCTGGTCAATACATACCCTCTTTGACATCACCTACAATTCCATTTTTAGGTGACCAGCCTGGAATCAGTGCTTCAGAATCACCGGAGTCAGTGATTTCCCCAGAAGCAGCCCAATGAAAAATGCAGCAAATATAAGAATTATAGTTTCTTTTGAAACCTTCTCAAGCATATCAATTTGTTGATTCTGTGCGTGAAATACACGTGGGCTTGGTTCATAGTACGAGCGCGCGTCGTGCTGCTGATGGTGGACGTCCTCGTCCTCGACCTCGTCCACGAGCTGGTGCTGCTGCGGGTCGCCGTTCGTCTCGGTCACCGGAAACGTCGGTCTCATCGGAGACGGATCGAACATCCGATCCATTACTATCAGAGTCACTGCTAGTTTTATCTTCAATTACAAAACCTTCCAGATTTCCATCAACATCCGCATCACTTTCGCTTGAGATATCCTCCGTGTCATATGATACCTCAGACGAAACGCTGCCAGACTCTTCCGTGTCGTAATCATCATCTGCGTAATCATCCTCGCACACCTCCTGAGGTGTGTAACGTACTGGAGCCTTGACCGTGCGACCTGAGCGAGTACGCGTCACAGGCTCACTGCCCGTGACTTCTGGGGTCAGGGAAATGCCCGTTGATTGATGCGCCTGTTCGGTTGACATCAGGCTCTGTATTTTCAGGGGGTAAATCGTTTAAGTACTTTGGAAAGAAGTAAACCCCTTGTTTTTGTGCAAGAGCAAACAACGTCGTTTCACCCTCTACACCCATCTGAAATGCAATGTCTTCAAGTCTTTCCTGATGTTCGTGGTCATCTGCTCGTCGAATGGAAAGTCCTATATTTCGAACATCCTCAATCGCTGAATACAGCCCTGCGGCTCTTTGATCCAGACTTGCTTTTGTGTTTTCGTACTGTTCCAGATGCTTTTGAAGCAGTTCCCACGTTTGAGGGTCGAGACCCGAGTAAGGATGCACCTCTCTGAGGAACCGATTCTTCTTCCCACCAAAAGTCGGGAACAAGATCACGAATAGGCACAAAAGTAGAATTATCCACAGCAACATTGCTATGTAATTCCTCTACTATACTTGGAGAAAGAATATGTTCACGACCTACAAACTTAATCTCTTTACATTCATCGTCGTGACACAGCTGACAAATTCGACCACGTGTAATACCAAACCATACGTGATTTGATTTGTGTTCGCCTTGGATTCGTTCACAGTATTTTGAATCCGTCTGAACGATGATTCGGTCTGAACCCTTTCGCATCACTCTACGGACGTTTGCGAGTTCTTGCCCCTTGAGATTTTTGCGTATGAACCGCTCGAGAGGTGCACACGTGATTTCAACATTGACCGCATCATTGGACTCTTTGTCTGTTCTGAGTGCAAACAGACTCAATGTGGTTGCATTTGGCACTGGATCAAATCTATTTCCATCGAGGTCACACCATGGTACGTACGGATCAGAGTCCATGCCCTTTTCTCGTTTGTGTGACCAGAGCATTCGAAGACCTGATCCACCATAGACACTCGCGTCGATACGTTGACTCCATTCAGGATCATCAGGTAATTCGAGCAGAATTCGCGTCCGTAAAGCAAGTGCTTCCGATCGAGTTACGTAAATGTCCGGCCAGTGAACATGTACACCCGTTTTTACGAGACTGTCCACATTTCGAGGCGTTGCGCGTGCAATACAACACCGTCCTTTTTGTACGACAGAGTGCATCAAACGGACGAGTTCTAGGATGGATTCATCCGGAAGCGCTTCTGATCCCTTGTAATCGAGATCGACGAAAAACTTGAAAACGTTCGTTTTTTGCTCAACAACGTACAGTTTTGTTCCAGTGCGAATTGCGTGCACACATTCTGTGTAAAATTCTTCAAGTTGTTCAAACGGAACTTGAAGAATTCCACCATCCATCAGGACGTGGGTTCCTGGACCCTTGTCTGTTCGCCATTTCTCCATGGTTACCTAGAGCTTTTTGTTTTTATACGGTGCGCAACTTGCCCGCATTGTAAACCCTTTAATAGGACCAGTGAGACAACGAACTTTTGAAAACTTTCGAGGCAAGCTGAACACCTTTTTGTTTGAAGCTCGGACGCAACTCTTGTTTTTCGGTCCGGCTTTACGACAATTCTTCATTACACTATTCAAAGAATTTTAGTCTGAATCAGAATCGTGAGTCAGACGACTCCAAAAGTCTTTAATTTTTGTGACGACAATTGGCTCTGGCTCCTCTGCCTCTGTCGAAGAAGGCTCCGCCTTCTTCTCCGGCTCGGGCTCGGGCTCTGCCTTTTTCTTCGCCTCCTCTTCCACCTTTTTCATTTCGTAGATGATATCGACGAGCGACATGGTTTTTGCAATTTCTTCTGCATCGCCGTGACCCTGTGCCTGGACGAGGAGCTCAGCAAACATACGCTTTGACTTGGTCATGTTCTTATACTCTTGAACATTTTATCAGTAGAAATTCATCGCAGCACTTAATATTTTAATACTTTTTTAACGTTGTTCTTGTTCTTGCCTGATGTACGTGTAGCATACATAAGTGTTCCATTTGGGCTTTGGACAAGATACTTAACACCTACTGCTTTGTTTATTTTATTGACCAATGCCCGTTGAACTCGTGCGATTTCACGTTTTTGTTGATTTGCAAAGAAATTAGCCAATTTCTTTTCCAAGGCTGCTGCGTTATTAGGCATTACTATTACGACCTAAAATAAAAAGAGTCGCGTTGGGATGAGGAAAGAGCTGCGTGAAAATCTGGGTTTGAAATAACGTGTGTACGTATCATATCCCATAGGTTTTCACGCGCTGTGATGCCTTCGAGTGTATCAAATTCAACTCCATCGTTTTCGTCATAGTTTTTACGAAAATATGTTTGATGATTTTCCATCTTTGACTTTTCCTCGTTGAAACGGCGAATGATGTACGTGTGCTCATGTGCAGTCATCGGGAGATCAATGACATATACATGATATATACTCGTCACATCATCCTCAATGTCCGCTTCTGAGTCACCTGGTCCCTTGTACTTGGTTGCAAACTGGAAATACGAATACGAACCACGTTTTAAGTTGATGGTTCCACGTGTCTCTTCTTCGAGTTCTCTAACGGCACAACGCAACGGATTGATCACCTCACGTCGTCT